TTGATCCATCTGATCGGCGCTAATGCGAAGGCTTCGACTGCCATTCTGCGCCAGTTGATTGATTCCGGCACTCTCGCGAATCTCCCTGGCGGGCTGAAGGCAAAGGGGATGCGGGTTGCCGGAGACGATTCTCCGATCCAACCGGGTGAATGGAGAGACGTTGATGTCGCTAACGGGGACATTGCGAGGTCGCTTTACCCTCTTCCTTATAAAGAGCCATCGCAGACATTGTTCCAACTCCTCGGAAACGTGGTGGAGGATGGCCGCAGACTCGCTTCTATCGCGGACGCTGAGATTGGGGATGTCAATTCGCAAGCGCCAGTAGGTACGACTCTGGCGATTATGGAGCGGGCGCTGAAGGTCATGAGCGCCATTCAGGCTCGACTTCACGCTTCTCTCCAGGACGAGTTCGCTATTCTCGTCCGGGTTATCCGTGACAGCGGTTCCAGTCGCTACAAGATTGACTTCGGGAAGATGAATGGGGATAAGCGGTCTGACTTTGACGACCGTATCGATGTGATCCCTGTCTCTGATCCGAATGCGGCCACGATGTCGCAGCGGGTGATGCAGTATCAGGCTGCAATCCAACTCGCCGCTCAAGCGCCGCAGTTCTACGACCTGCCTGAGTTGCATCGGAAGATGCTGGAAGTCCTGGGTGTTAAGGATGTGAAGAAGATTATCCCTGAGAAGATGGATGCCCCACTCCTCGATCCAATCTCAGAGAACCTGAACCTCACCAACATGAAGCCTGCGAAGGCTTATCAGGTGCAGGATCACGAGTCGCACATCAAGGCGCACATGGCGTATGTGCAGAATCCTTCCGTCCAGCAGCAGCTGGGACAGAATCCTCAGGCAAACGCTATCTTTGCTTCGTTCATGGCGCACATTGCAGAGCATGTAGGCTTTGCATATCGCGCCCAGATCGAGCAGAAGCTGGGTATCCCGCTTCCCGCGCCGGGAGAACCCATGCCTGGGGATATTGAATCCAATCTCTCCAAGGCTATTGCCGATGCTTCGCAGATGCTCTTGCAGCAGGCGCAGGCTCAACAGCAGCAACAGCAGTTCCAGCAGCAGGCTCAGGACCCCGTTATGCAGCTTCAGCAGGCTGAGTTGCAGATCAAGCAGGCTGAGTTGCAGCAGAAGGCGCAGGAATCGCAACAGAAAGCCCAGCTTGAGATCGTCAAGAACCAGACGAAGGCTCAGTTGGAGAGCGCCAGGATCCAATCTCAGGCTCAGGTTGCCCAGCAGGCCGCTGCCCAACGCGCACAGCAGACCCAAAGTGAACTGGCGCTAGAGAATCAGAAGCTGCAACTCGACGTTCAGCGTCTCCAGAAGGAGCGCCAGGAGTCTGAGGCCAGGATCCAGGCCGAAATGCAGCGGATTCAGACCGAAAACGACATGGCAAAGGCCAAGATTGCGGAGATCTTAGCCAGGATGGACTCCATGGGAGGCAATGTTGGACCTACGGACTAGGTTCTTCAAGAGGATTGACGAGCTTTCAGAGACAAACGCCACTCATCTCGTCTCTGGTTCGTGCGGTGACTACGCCGAATACAAAATGATGGTTGGCAAACTCGCAGGACTCCAGCAGGCACGCCAGGAATTCCAGGAAATCTGGGACAAACTGGTGCAACAAGCCGAAGAGGACTGACGCAAACGCTGCTCTAGCGCAAAAAGGACAACATGAATACACTCCCAACCCCGGTTGGCTACAAGATCCTCGTCAAGATGCGTAAAGTTGTCGAGGAAAAGACCAAAAGCGGGCTGTACCTTCCTGATCAGACCAAGCAGGACGAGAATACCGCCTCCCTTGTCGCCCAGGTACTCGCTATCGGGTCTGATTGCTACAAGGATCCGGTCAGATTCCCGAATGGTGCGTGGTGTTCTGTGGGGGATCACATCATTCTCCGCAGTTATTCCGGCACTCGCATGAAGATTGATGGAGATGAGTACCGTCTCATCAACGACGACACGCCCGAGGCTGTTGTCCCCAACCCTGACAGTGTGGAGAGGGTCTGATGCCAGAAGAATACATGGAATCTGAACTCATTCTTCCCGGCGCTCAGGATGAATCCAAGGAATCTCCCGCTCAGGCCGAAGAAGAACTGGATATTGAGGTAGTTGACGACACTCCTCCTGAAGATCGCCGCCCTCCTCGCGACGAAACCAGGGAAGCAGCGCCGCAGAACGAAGAAGACGAACTCAAGAACTACTCCGAGAGCGTTCAGAAGCGGATCAAGCGCCTGAAGTACGAGTTTCATGAGGAGCGCCGCCAGAAAGAGCGTGCGGATCGGGAGAAACTTGAAGCACTCAACTATGCTTCCGCCCTTCAGCAGCAGATCGAGCAGTTCCGTCAGCAGAACGAGGCCAGCCAGCGTGCGTTGATCCACACTACGGTCAAGCAGAAGGCTTCCGACCTGGATGCTGCGAAGAAAGAACTGCGCGAGGCGTATGAGGCTGGCGACACGGACAAGATGGCTTCGGCGCAAGAGAAGATCGCCGTACTTGCCAACGAAAAGCGTGCGCTTGAATCGTACACCCCGCCTCCCAGCCAGGGTGTAAGCTATTTACAGCCACAAGAAACACAGCAAGCGTATGTGCCTCCTCAGCCTGCACCTCAACCTCAGGCACCACAGGTATCAGCCAAGGCTGTGTTGTGGAAGGAGCGTAATCCATGGTTCGGCCAGGACATGGCGCTTACCGGGTACGCGATTGACATTCACAGCAAGTTGGTTTCCGCTGGAGTTGATCCAGAATCTGATCAGTACTACGAGGCTATCGACGGCGCTGTGAGTCAATTCAAGAACAACATCCCTGGGACGCAGGAGCAAGAGAAGCCTGCCACCCCAGCACCAGCAAAGCCCAAGAACGGAGTCGTCATTAGCTCGTCTCGTACGCCTAGTGGTCAGACCCGCACCAAAGTCCAACTTACCGAGTCGGCTCTCGCCGTCGCCAAGCGCCTGGGTATCACTCCCCAGCAGTACGCAAAAGAACTACTGAAGCAGCAGAAGGAGATGGAATAGCATGAAGCCGAACCGTGAGTTGGAAACCCGCGAATCTCAGTCGCGCACCGAAACCTGGAAACCGCCCTCGTTGTTGCCTGACCCTGCCCCCAGTGCTGACTGGGTGTTCCGCTGGGTTCGTAAATCGATTCGTGGTGAGTCTGACCCCTCGAACGTGTCCATGCGCCTCCGTGAAGGCTGGACCGTTGCCAGAGCAGAAGATCATCCTGAGATCATGGCAGAGATCATCATGAACGAATCGAAGAATGGCACCATTGAGATCGGTGGCCTGATTCTCTGTAAAACTGCTCGGTCCATGGCGGAACAAAGAACTCGTTATTACGAGGATTTGACCCGCAGGCAGGCCGATGCGGTAAACAATAATCTCATGAAGGAGAATGACTCTCGTATGCCGCTGTTCAAGGACAGCAGCACGAAGGTCACCTTCGGAACAGGAAATTAGAGGATAGACATGGCTTCCACCGCTACTCCCTACGGCCTGATCCCCTACGAGTTGGCTGGCGGCGCTCTTCGTGCCGCTGCTCGGAAGTTCCCCATCGGGGCGGACAACACGAACGCCATCTACTTTGGATCGCCCGTTAGCTTGAACTCCGGCGTCATCACTGTGTGTGGCGCTACCCCCACGACCACCCGGAACACGAATACCCCTGTCGGCATCTTTGTCGGCTGCGAGTATGTCGATGCTACGGGTCGTCCCACTTGGGCGCAGTATCTCCCGGCCACCGCGACCACGGCTGGTCTGACCAAGATCTATGTGTACGTTGTTGACGATCCTCGGGTTGTCTTCAAGGTGCAGGCGAACGGCACCGTCGCCACCACGGACCTTGGCAAGAATGCTCCGCTCACCGCTGTCACTTCTGGCTCCACTGTCAGCGGCAACTCGACGGCTTCTCTGCTTGCCGCCTCGATTGCCACGACGAACACGCTGGCTGTGAAGATCATCGGCTTCGTGGACTCGCCGTACTCGACGGCTGGCGATGCCTACACTGACTGTCTCGTTATCTGGAACCAGGGCGTCCACGCTTACCAGAACGCGACGGGCGCGTAAGAACTGAACAAGGAAAGGAGAATCAATCATGGCGATTACTCGTTCACAGATGTTGAAAGAGCTTGTCCCTGGCCTGAACGCCTTGTTCGGTCTGGAGTACGCTCGGTACGGCGAAGAGCATAAGGAGATCTTCGAGATCTCTAGCTCGGAACGCGCCTTTGAAGAAGAAGTGAAGCTGTCTGGCTTTGGCACTGCCCCGGTTAAATCCGAAGGTGGCGCGATTGCCTACGACAACGCGCAGGAAGCGTATACCTCCCGGTACACGCACGAGACGATTGCTCTCGGCTTTGCGATCACCGAAGAAGCGATGGAAGACAACCTGTATGTCTCCGTTGCCCAGCGGTACACCAAGGCTCTGGCGCGTGCGTTTGCCAACACCAAGCAGGTGAAGGGCGCGAACGTGTTGAACAATGCGTTCTCGGCTTCGTACACCGGCGGTGACGGCAAGCGTCTCTGCGCTACGGATCACCCGCTCATCACGGGTGGCACGAACTCCAACCGTCCGACGACTGGCGCTGACCTCAACGAAACCTCGCTTGAGGCTGCGATCATCCAGATCGCCGGATGGACGGACGAACGTGGCCTGCTGATCGCTGCGAAGCCCCGCAAGCTGATCGTCCCGCCCGCTCTGATGTTCGTTGCGGAGCGCCTGTTGAAGTCGGTTCTGCGGACCAGCACCGCTGACAACGACATCAACGCGATCTACAACCTGTCGTCGGTGCCGGAAGGCTACACGGTCAACCACTGGCTGACGGACACGAATGCGTGGTTCCTGAAGACGGACGTGCCGAACGGCCTGAAGATGTTCGAGCGTGTTGCGCTGAAGACCTCGGCGGAAGGCGACTTCGAGACGGGCAACATGCGGTACAAGGGACGCGAGCGCTATTCAGTAGGTTATTCTGACCCCCTTGGGGTGTATGGTAGCCCTGGCGCTTCCTAAACCATCAAAACAAATGAGTTAGTCCTGGTTTGACATTCTTGGAAATTTGGTGCAATATGATGTCATGGATGTCATCACCAGAAGCCAGGCTATAGAACAAGGACTAACCCACTACTTCACAGGCAAGCCCTGCCCAAGAGGACACATTGCTCAACGCTTTGTGTCCTCTTTTGGTTGTGTGGAGTGTGGTTTTCTTTTTTCAACCGCTCAAAGGGAAGCTCTTACCGAAGATCAGAAGGTGGTCTTGCGAGAGAAAAAGAATGCTATCCGAAGGCTTGAGGCCGCAGAAAAGAAGCGGATCAAAGATCTTGTCGAGGCCGACAGGCTGAATTCCGTCAAAGAGATCATGCTCTCTATGGGGTTCGATCTCCCGTTCACCAGAGCGAAAGCTAAAGAATCTGGTTCAAAGTTTTACTTCAATGGAATTAGTTGCCAAAGAGGCCATATCAATAAGCGGTACGCCGACTCTGGTGGTTGCTATGTGTGCCAAGTTGAAAACAACAAGATCAACAGGCAGAAGCCAGAGCAGAAGCCCATGGTCTTGGCCAGAAAGAGAAAGGACTACTACAAAAATAAGGACAAAAGGGATGCCTCTATGAAGAGGTATGCTTTAGCAAACAAGGAGCGCATCAACCAAAGGGCCAGAGAATACCAAAAGAAGAACCCTCATGTGTTCCGAGCTTCTGGCTCCTTCCGCCGCGCTCGTCTCCGCAATGCCACTCCTCCCTGGATTACCCCTCAAATGCGCGAGGACATCAAATCCCTCCATGCACAAGCCGAACTTCTGGAACTTGAAACTGGTATACAATTCGATGTAGATCATATTGTTCAGCTTGACGGGAGAACTGTCTGTGGTCTCCATGTTCCTTGGAACCTCAGGCTCCTGAAACACTCGGACAATATATCCAGACCCAAGCACTTCGTCGATCATCATCTCGGCAGGTGCGAGGATACAATCAACTACACCCTCGTTCAGACTGCACAGCAGACGTTCTGGGAGACGGAACGAGGATTCCCCCAGAAGGAGAATCTCAATGGCTAACACTTCCTTTAGCGGTCCCGTACGGAGCCAGAACGGTTTCCAGGGCTACAGCAGCGATGCTTCCGCGAATGTTTCTTTGACCCTCAGCGCCCAGGGTACTGGTGTTGTACTGAACACCTCCAGTGTCCCGTTCTT